GAACAAAACTTATGATTCTATAGTTATTAATGAAGGATCTTATACTTATGTTGTAGATTGTAGAAGTATTATTGATAGGATAGTTACAATTCACTGTCTAGAGCTAAGAGAAACAGCCATTGGTCCCTATAAGGCTTATAAAGAGTCTAAGACTATTAATTTAGATGTTAGTTCTATTACTAGATTTATAAAGGAAACAAAGAAAGGAGATAGATAAAATGGAAAAGAAAAATGTTGTTAAGAAGGCTAAAGAAATGACTAAGAAGGCTAAAGAAGTGACTAAGAAAATTATTAATGAGGTAGCTAAAGAGGTTGAGTTCCAACCCCAAGAGATTAAGATTGAATTGAAGAATATTAAGAGATTTGGTCTTAATCAAGATGGAACCTATAAGTTAATCCTAAGAGATGGTACTGTCTTGATGGATGCTAAGAAAGAAAAAGATTATTTTATCATTACAGTTAATACAGAAGCTGTAAAAGAAGATCTTTTAAAGAAAATTAAATAAGGAGGAAGAAGAATATGATAAATAAAGATTATATAAGAATTCAAAGCTCAATTAATATTAGAGTAGCTGGATCACTATCTGGCTTAGATCTAACTAACCCAAAAGAGTTAGTTCCTAATAAATTAAGAGCTGTTCCACTATGGACTAAAGAAATTGTTCATATTAAGAAGGGAGTAAACATTTACCCAGCAATTATTAAAAATTGGCCTGTTATTCAAGCTCTAGTTAAAGATAGATTACTAACTATTAGTGAAGTTGATGATAGAGATCTTGAAGATATTGATAATATTACTAAAGTAGAAGAAATTGCTAAAAAATTAAAAGATGCTAATAGTGAAAAACTAGCTAAGTTAGAAGCCTTGAAGAAAGCCAAAGAAACTACTAAGTTACCAAATGTTGGTGAATAATTATGATGGTATTCTTAACAGATAATGTTGATCAAATAGCTGAGCTTATAACTCCACTATTTGAATATCTAGGAATACCATTGATTCTCTTAGTCCCTACTACTATATTTCTTATTGTTCTATTTAAGTATATCATTCCTAAGATTTTAATTAGAAGTAATAAAGCTTCAGCCGTAGCTACAGCTAAGGTTGTTAGTCATCTTTTTGGTGAAGGTGATGGAACAATTGAAGGCTTGGGTGAGCTTGCTATTGTTAAGTTGATCAGATCTCTCCCAGGAGATGTTAAGAATCAAACTGATAGAAGTATTGAACTAGATAGAGAGCTTGTTGAACTAATAGTTCTGATGGCTTCAGCTATTATGTCTGAAAGATTAATTAAGCCTCAAAATTCAGATATTCTTAATCAGATTAAGAAAAAAGGGATGGCTATCTTAGAGAGATTAGATGAAGAGAAACAAGAAGATCAAATAGAAGAAGAGAGGGAGGATCAGGAGATTGAGAAAGTGGAAGTCTAGAAGGAATCCTAATGGACCTAAGAAAGATAGAAAGTTTTTAAAGAGATCTCTTATTATCTCCCTTATTATTTTATCTTACTTCTTCTCTTATGGTCTTCCTCTTATCTACTCTTATAATATATTGAAAGCAGATGTAGTAATGAGAACTTTTAGTTGGTCTTCAAGAGGTATGGGTTTCTTAGGATTCTTAGCTTTCTCATTTATATTAGGAGTAGCCTTCATAGTTAAATTGAGTATGGTTTTAGCTAGAAAAAGAGGATCAATAGCTAAAGTTCTATATTTTGGTGGTATTACAATCTTATTTCTTTTCTTAGGAGTTTATTTTATTAATAAGATTATAGACTTTTCTCTTCTTATTGAAAATGGAGCTCCTGAGGTCTTAGAAGGGTTAAGATTATTCTTTAAGGGATTTAGAGCTATTTTAGTAATTACTATGATAGGCCAAGGCTTAAGTATGCTATGTAGAATTATAGCCATCTGTATAGATAGACCTTGGGTCAAAGAAATAGATTGGATATAGTGAGGTGATATAATGCCATCTAATAAAATAACAAACAATTTAAAGGTATTCAATGAAAATAAAAACAACATATTAAATGATACTAATTATTCAAATGACTCTGAGAGAATTAATGGTTTTCAAGCTGGTGATCCAATTAGAAGTGAAATAGTAAATAAAGTTTTAAGAGATACCTCTCTGGTTGCAAGTGCTTTTATAGAAGCTCTAAAACAAAGTCTAACTCCTGGAGAGGGTTCTGATGTTACTAATCCAATAAGTGTTGGTACAGATACAGATTTTAATGACTTAGTATTAATGATACAAGAAGCTCTTAGAAAAGTTCCACCAGCTAATCTAGCTACAATAGCTATGACAGGTAGCTTTAATGATCTTAGAGATAAACCAGATATGATGCTAAGATCTGTTGTTACATCTTTTAATCAAACAACTCCAGGGTTCTATTCAATTATATCTAGTGGTAGTGATAGACCTCTTGGTACAGAGACTCTTTGGGGATTAATTGTTTATCAAGCAGGAACAGCTGTTATTCAACAAATAGCTACTAGTAAGACAAATAATAGAGTCTTTTTGAGGTCTAAGACAGGATCTAACAACTGGACATCTTGGGAAGAGATACTAAGATTTAGTGATAAGACTAATACTCTATCTTCATCCTCTACTAATGATAAGATCCCAGGAGCTAAGGCAGTTGTTGATTATGTTGAAGGTAGAAAGTGGAAATTGATAAGACCTGATTCATTAGGATGGACTGTGGTGGCTGGGTATAATAGAGAAACTACTACAATAGAACTAAATACTAGTTTGAGTATAGGAGATGTTGTTGTATTAGAGTTAGATGGAACAGGAGTTGACCAAAGTAGAGTAGATAGACCTTTCTTGGTTCAAATCCCATTAACACACTTACCTAGTTCAGACCCTACTAATAAAGGGATATTTAAGGCTGAGTATTTGTCTTACTATCATCGAGGAGGGGGAAATGAAGAAGATATATATCAAGAAGCCAAGTTCTTTGTTTGGTTTAGCTATAATGGATCTAATCTATACTTTAAGTCCTTGGGAACTGCTAGAGAATATGGTTCTCAAGAGCCTATTGTTGTTACTTATAATAAACACTCTTACTTTATGGATGATAAATATCCTGTTAAATCAGAGGCAATGATGGGAAGCTTATCAGTAAGAAGAATTTGGTTAGTTAAATAGGAGGAACAATCAATGGAATTAAAATATTATGAAAAACAATTTCAATTAGAAGACTATCCTAACTATACTTTTAAGATTAAGAGGTTACCCCCTACTGAAATCTTGGCTAAAGCTACTACTTTTGGTCAGATGACTAAGACAACAGATTGGAGTCTTAAACAAGAGGTTTATGATTTTATCTTAGAGAGTATGATAGTTTGTAACGGTACTATTGAAACAGAAGTTAAGTTTAAAGGAAGACCTGATATCTATCCAAAAGAGCTAGAAGATGATTATAACTACCCAATGAGATTAATATCTCTCTTTATAGAAAATGTATTTGAACCAGTTTTTCTAGGTACCACCTCTTCCAAGAGATAACTTTTCAATATCCTCAAGGAAGTGGTGGTAGGTCTTCTCCTTTTCAGTATAGTAAGAGGGTAGATATTATTATTTCTCAACTAATAACTAGTAAATATGCTACCTTAAAAGAGCTGAGAGATGATTATGATATAGAAGAAGTCTTAGACCTGTATGAAATACTCTTATATGATGGTCTAAATAAATCGATTAAATATGAAGAGCTTATTGAAGAGAAAAAGAAGAGACGGAGGTGATTAGATGCCAGATTCAAGAGACACCTATAGTTTAAAGTTACAAATAGAAGGTCTTCAAGAGGAGATTAAAAATCTTGAAAGATTAGGAAGAGCTACTGATAAGCTAGAGGATCAAGTTAGGGATCTAACAGAAGAATATAAAAAACAATATGATCAACTAGATAACTATACTAAGAAACAAATTAAAAATCTTGATGAAATAGCTAAAAAGGAGAAAGAACTCTCAGAAAAAATAGCCAAAGCTTCTGGTGGTGGGTCTTTCTTTCAAGAACTTTTAGCTAAGTCTTCTGGGTATACTAACTATAATGATATGCTAGAGGCTCAAAAGAGAAATATTCAAACAGGGTCTCAGATTTGGGCTGATGTAATTATTAAAGCCGGTGAGAAGATTGGTGAAGCTATTAAAAGTGCTGGAAAGCTAATGTATGATACTTTTCTTGATCCTTTTATAAGAGACTTAAAGTCATCTCTTAGAGATGCTCTCACTTTAGAATCTTCAATGAAACTCTCAGCTTTTGATCTATCTAGAGGTAGCATCTATATAGATAGAGATGCTATAAACAGTATGATTGGTTATGGTTTTTCAAGTAATGCTGAAAACTATGCCTTTCAAAGAGCTATGGATGTTATGGGAATTACTTCCCCTGATCAGTTAATAGGAGAAGAACAAAGAGAGAAGTTTGGACAAGCTTTCAGCTCTATATCAGAAAGATATTCTAATCTTGGTGGAGAAGACTACTTTAGGATGATGGATGAGTTTAGATTTGAAATGGCTATGTTTAGAGAGGACTTTGAGTTGAGTCTTATAGATTTTATGATTAAAAATAAAGATAAGATTCAAAAGTTCTTAGATACTATTATGAATTTTCTTGACATAATGCTAGACTTAATATCTTCTCCAGGGTTCCAAAAATTCTTTGATCTAGCTCTGTCTGCTCTATCAAGTATTGTTGATGGTCTAGGTATGGTTCTTACTTTCTTGTTTGGTGAAGGAGATAGATCAGATTCTGCTATCTTAGCTGATACTAGAAACATATTAGAGGCTGTATATGGTAACAGTAATTATGTAAATAATAATAAGTCAATTAATGTTAATAATAATGTAGGAATAACTACTACTTCTGATGGAAGAGATATTCAAAGAGAGATCTTGAACACTACTAATCAAACAGTAGAGAGATTCCTAAGAGACTATTAGGAGGGTTGGTAAATGGCAATACCCAAAAGATTACAATTAAGAGTTAAGTTCCTAAAAGAAGATGGTAGTATTGAGCCTCAAATTCTTAATTTAGATATTATAAGAAGTATTAATGTCAGGTTAGATAGTGAGGTTACAGAATACCCAACTCTTGAGGGAGATTCAATTTCAGATCATATGTGGAGAAAACCAGAAGTTGTTACAATAACAGGCTCTTTTGGTGAGAATGGTAAGTTTGGTCTTGAATACTTAACAGAAAACTTTCTTAGAGATAATAGATATTCAAGATTGGAAAATGTCCAAAACCTATATGAGAGAATCAAAGATGAATGTCTTGAAGTTGATATTCTATCTATCTTTAAAAAGAGAGATACTTTTGTTCTTCAAGATATTAATTGGACAGAACACTTCAATGTTTTAGATTATACATTCACTTTTAAAAAGATATATAAAGCTATTTTTGAAGAGATAGAGTATGAGACCTCTCCTACAGAATCTCTTCCATATCTAGATGATATTACTAGAACTCATGTTATAGATACTCTTCTTAATACAGAAGATATTTGGATCATGGTATTGAAGGCTCTTCAAGAATATGGCCTAATAGATGAGAGACTTCTAAATAAGCAAGTTGGCTGGGGTATTATTGTAGGAGCTGTTGGTTTGGGAGCATCTAGCTTGATAGTAGTAGGATCAGTAGCTCTCATTAAGGCAATTATAGCTTCTGCTACCCTAGCCCAAGCTATTCCGGTTGTTGGTCAAATTATTGGGGTAGCTCTTGTACTAGTTGGAGCTATTGTTTATGGTGTTATCCAGTTCTTAGCTTGGATGGAATCTAAGAAGTATAAAGTTAAAAAGTTTAAGAAAAATGACCAAGAAAGACTAAATCAATTCAAAGAGCAAGTCTTAACTAATGTTAGAGAGCTTGAAAAGTATTCTACCTGTTATCTCATTAATCAAGATAGAGAGCAAGTATTTGCTGTTAATTTTAATAATAAAGATTATATCTTCACTCTTACTTACAATGAGTTGACATCAGAATGGACAATGAAAGCTGAAACTATTGGAGTTCTTGGAAGAGAGAGGGTTATTGATCCTACTGTTTTAGCTCCTTTAAAGAACTTGTCAGAAGCAAGAGGTAATCCAGGAACTAATCTAGCTATTAATCAGCCTGATCTGTTTGTTTACTGTATCTATGTTGATAGAGAGTTTATAAATGAAGAGGATCTCCAAAAGATTATAGATGAAGCCTTACTTAATTATGAAGATAAGAGTATTACTCCTGAAAAAATTAGAGAAGCTATAACTGGAGCTAAGGATGGTAGTATTCTTGAAGGGGACAATCTTAGAAATTATGCTCTCTTTATTTCAAGTAGATCTGTTGATGATTTCTATGACTCTCTTGATAAAATAATTAGAAATGCTATAGTAAAATAATATGAAAGTATTTGGAAGAGTATTAAAAGTAGTTCTTAGATCAGAGGAGGCTAGAAGAGAGACCACCTTTGAGAGTAAAGAGAGTAATCTAAAGATAGTTGTAAGTGGAGCTAAGTATTTGAGTGGACAACAAGATGAGTTTACAGTTGATATCTATAATCTAGATTATGTAGTTATAACATCTCTAATAGCTCAAAAGTATACTTCTATTCAAGTATTTGCTGGATATCAAGAAAATGTTTTTAGGATCTTTAGTGGTCAGATAATCTATATAGCTAACTCCTTAGAAAGTAGATCAACTAGAGTATGTAGGCTTATTTGTATTAATAACCTATCTGGTCTATACCAAAACAAACTTAATCTAACCCTTAAATCAGGAATCAATATGTATTCAGCCTTAGAGTATATAATGATGAGAGCTGGTATAAATAATGCTTCTCTATCTCCTAGATTTAGAGAAGAAGTTATCCCTGAGATAGTAAATGCTGTAGGAAGTCCTGCTAATATTCTAGATACAATATCTAACCAACGAGGTATATCTATTTCTGGAGATAGTAGTGATAGTGGTTCTGTTGTTACTTTATGGGATAGATTGGGATCAGAAAAGATCTATAAGCTAACTCCTCAAAATGGTGGCATTATTAATGGATACCCTACTCTTACTAAGAATGGATTAACATTAACAGCTCTACCTGTTGCTAACTTTAAGCCAGGAGATTGTATAGTTATTGATAATAAGTTTGTAGATATGAGTATAGATAATGTTGATCAAGCTGTTTCAGAGAATGTTGGTTTTTATCTAGATCCAGAAGGAAGGTATAAAATAACTCAATTAGTTTATAATCTTTCTACAACAGACCAAAACTTTACTGTCAAGATAAAAGCTAAAACAATGAACTATTTTGAAAACCTTGTAAAATAGGAGGTAATTGTGAATAAAGATGCTAATAATTCAATTATAGAGATTTTTCAAGCTTTTGAAGATAGAATTAGAAATCTTCTCACAATATCTACTTTAGCTTTTGTTACTGATATCTCTACAGATACTAAGACTTTAACAGTTCAACCAATCCCTCAAATCAAACACTCTGATGGATCCTATTCAACTCCGGCAGTTATTAATAATATTAGATATTGTGCTAACTTAGAGAAATATTTAGAAGTGGGAGCTATTGTAGTTGTATTGTTTCTAGATAGAGATTGGACTTATAATATGAACATTATTCAAAAACTTAAGAAAGAAAATAAACCTTTGGTCTGTGAGAGAACAGGTCTTGGAGATATTAGAGGGATAAAAAATGGGATTGTTATTCAAGTTTTAGAAGGTAAGGAGGTTATAGAATGAACTTACAAACAGACCTAATTAGATTTTCAGAAAATGGATTAGAAATAGCCACTTTTGCTGAAATTAAAAGGTATTATGTAGAGCAATTTCAAAATATCTATGGTAGAGATATAGATGTCTCTATCAAATCTGCTGATGGTATTTACATTCATACTATTAGCTTAATAACAAACAATATGTTAAAAGTGATTCAAGGAATGTATAATAACTTAGATCCTTCAACAGCTTCTGGTAAAGCTCTTGAGAGATTATGTAAATTAACAAATATTTATAGAAAACCAGCTACTAAGTCTTGGGTCTATGTTAATTTAGAAAATCTAACTCCTACTACAGTCTATAGCAATCTAGCTCTTTTAGATATAAATGGATTGATTTGGTATTGTGACAGATTTACTAGTGATGAAAATGGAGAAGCTATTGGAGTAATAGCACGATGTAGAGAAGTGGGTCCAATTAAATTAAACCCTGGGGATCTTAATCAAACAGTAGAGACTGGAGACATTATTGTTACTAATCCTAAAAAGGCTATTGAAGGAAGCTATGTTGAAGATGACTCTTCTCTAAGGATTAGAAGGGGTAGACAACTATCTCAATCTCTAACAGTTCTTGAAGGAATGATAGCTAGTTTATTGAATATCTATGGTGTAGAGGATGCTCATATATATAATAATGATACCTTAGAAACTATTACAGCTAAAGATGAAACATCAATTGCTCCTCACTGTTTATATGTCATCATAGATAGAAATCTTTCTATTCCAGTAAGTGATTCAACAATTGGTGAGGTTATCTATAATCAAAAAACACCTGGGATTGGTACTGTTGGATATAGTGGAGAGGGTCTTGGGATTTCTAAGAGCTATGAAGTACATCCTAATACAGTCTATTGGAAAGAAACTAAAAGAATATCTCCTCCTATTACAATTAAGATTAAGAAATTATCTTTCTTCTCAACAGAGACTAGTGACCTAATAGTAGATTCTGTTGTTAAATATATGAATAGCTTATGGATTAGTGAGGATCCTGATCTAGATGATTTGAGAGCTGAAGTTGTAGAAGCTGATCCTCTCTATAATAGTAGAAAGACATTCTTGATTCAAAGTATAGAAATAGAAGGTGGAACAGAAAATAAAGATGTTAGATACTACTATGATTCTAACTTTACTATAATGTCTTCAGAGGAAGAGGGAGAAGAGGATGTTCTAATAATAACTATTGAGAATGAGGAGGTGTAGTAAATGCTACCATTTCCCATTAACACTTTAGATTACTATTTAAAGAAATTAACACTTTTTATGAGAAATTCATTTGGGATGGAAGAACATATAGAGGTCTTCTTTAATATCCTTAGTGATATTGATTCAGTTACTGATGATGTTCTTCAATCTCTAGATATAGATAATTCTTACTTATATGATGATGTTCTAAATAAAATAGCTCAAATTGTTGGGGTATCTAGAAATCTATCTGTAAGTGTAGAAGGTATTACTAAGCAGTTAACTCTTACTAATTCAGAGTTGTTGAGATTGATAAAGACTAAAATTATTCAGAACAATTACAATGGAACTAGATCTCAATTCTTAAGTAACTATAGTAATATCTTCTCTAATATTGGGTGGATCTTTAATATCTATGATGGAGCTAATCCAGGGATAGTTATTTCAATATTAGATGAATCTAATCCAGGTCTAACCCAAAATGATAGAGATTTATTCTTATCAGGTAATTATACAGTTAAGTCTTTAGGCATATCTTATGTCTATCAAATCATTAATATGGGAAGGGCTGGAATATGGGATGACCTTAATAGTAATAAAGGTTGGAATAATTCTGTTTGGCAAGTAGGTTCTTAATATGAAAACAAGAAGTATAATTGATAGAAACATAGTTTGGTTTGGATCTATTGGTAAGAATCCTGATGGGACAGCAATCAAAACCATCTCTCCTTCCCAGGGACAAGTAGAAAAAATATCTAATTATGTTGGGGGAAAAGAGGGGGTTGTAAGTGGAATTACTCAATATCTTAATATCCTTCAAGGAGAATTATGGTATAGAATCAATGATGGTATTCCTCTTTGGGGTAAGTATAAGTCTAAAGATGTTTTTGATGCCTATATTAGTGAGACTATCTATGAATATCCAGATGTTATTAATATAGCTTCTTTTAATAGTAAAGTTGTAACCGAAGCCAAAAATAATAGATTGATTTATAGTGCTGATATTGTAATTAATACAAAAGCTGGTCTAGTCAATCTATCTTATAGGAGGGATGTTAGTTGAGTAATTTTGATAAAACTTTCTTCTGGGATTCTCTAAGATTCTTTGAGAAAGAATATGATGTTTATGTTAAAGATGATATTAGAATAGATGAGTATGGTAATAGAAAGATATCTTTTGCTACTTATAAAGTCTTCTTAGTTTTAGAAACAATGGGAAGAGCTAAACAAACTAGTCAGAAAAGTAACTATCTTACTAATACTTATAAATGGTACTCAAGAGATACTTATAGATTAGATGTGGGAGATTTTATTCAAGCTGGTTCAAAAACTATCATGATAACTGAAGTTAGAGAAAATGATGACTATGGAGTAAGAGAAGGTAGTGGTGAGGTTATTGATGTCTCTAATTACCGGGATCTAGATGATTTTATAAAAACTCTAAGAGAGAGAATCTAAGTATGAAAAGTATAAAAGAAATAATCCCACCACTAAGAAATATCATTAGTATAAATTCTGGTGTTCCTCTAGATGATATCTTAAATGCTGATAGTATTAGAGGAGTCTATCTAACTAAGATGATTGGTAGAGAAGAGATTCCTTATACAAATGAAGACACAGTTATTATTTTTTCTATAGAGGAGGATGATGAAGATCAGATAACTGAAACAGGATTAGATGGTGTATTGAGAACTAATGTTACTTATGGTATAACAATTACTATTTATTCTGATAATGCTAGAACAATCTCTTTACAGTTAAGAAGTAGATTACTTCAAAGTACTAATATAGAGTTTTTAAGACAGAATGGTATCTATTTAAAAAGTATTTCTCAAATAGATGGTGTTACAGAGCTCATTAATCAACAAAGATGGATTAGAAGAGAATTTGTAATAAAAGTTCTAGTAGTTCTAGAAGTTGATAAGATTGTTGATGATGAAGATCTTGAAGAAGGAGAAATAAGTCTATCTAAGGGGGATCAAGAAAATGAGTGATTCTAAAAAAATAAATTTGACCAATGAAGAAGCTAAACAAGAAAAAATGAAAATTAGTTTTAAAGATGAGTATGTTGAGAAAACAGGAGAGATAAAAAGAAATCTAAAAGCCAAAATTAAAAGTCTTGGTTATTGGTTGTCTTCAGCTATTCTCTTACTAATTGTTGTTATTATTAGTGTTGTTAGAGTTGGAGATATCTATAGAAGAATAGATCTAATAGAAGGAGATATTAGTGCAACAGCTCTTAGAGTTAAAGCAGATTATATCAATAGTGGTTATGTATTAACTCCTTATGAAGAATCTCTCTTAATGACTGTTATCTATGAGGGGTTAGCTCAGCCAGATGTTATTACAGATAAGGCTTTTGAAAAGCTTTTTGATAATGTTAGTAAGATGATTATTGATAAAGAAGATGGAACAAAAGTATCTTTTAATTCTGTACTCTATCTTATCTATCAAAGAGAGTCTCAACAAATTATATCTTTCTCTCAGATAGAGTCTTGGCAATGGGTTATTATAAGCTTAAATGTAGTTGTAGGAGTTATCTTAGTTCTAACTTTTATTGGAGCAGGTGTTCAAGAAGGTCTTGCTACAGATCTAATAACCAATAAGAAAGAGACTCAAAGAAACTTATCTTTAAAAGCTAATAAATATAGAAATCTAGCTTCTGATTACTTTAAACAGCTCTACTTAGCTCAATTAAAGTATGAAAGATCTAGTATTCTATCTAATAGAGGTTTTGAGTATTCTAAGTTCTTCACTGAAGATGGAGGGCTAATAGAAGATATTGATATTAAGAAGATAGAAAATAAGAATCTTAAACAAGCTCTAAAGAAATGTCTATCTCTAAGACTAAAAACACTATCTTTTGCTCAAGTAGCTACCTTAACAGAAGGAGGAGATGATAAAGAGAGATTCTATAGCATTAATAAATATGTAGCTAAGAAAGGTATATCAGCTGGAGCTAGAAAGTCTATTATGAGTGGTCTGTTCTCATTTGTATCTGTAGCTCTAGTTCTATCTACCCAATCAACACTACAGATAGTTTTTGGTATTAGTTGTGCAGTATTTATGTTTGTAGCCTCTTATATAGAATATTTGAACTCTTATGCCTATGTTACAAGTACCTATGTTAGTACTATAGACCTTTGTATACTTCATCTAGAAGGTATTATTCAGTATGGTCAAGATCATGAAGAGATGGAAAGATTGAGAAAACTTGAAGAAATTAAAGAAAATAAAGATTAATTAATGTTATAGTTTAATTTAATAAAATATTATTATATAATATTGCTGAAAGGAGAGATGTAAAATGAAATTGACACCTCAACAACGAAGAGCTTTGGGTATTATCATAGCCCATTCTCAAGATGAAGATAGAGAGAAACTTGAGAGATTGGAGAATGCCTTTAAGAATAAGCTCTTACACTCACCTGAAGAAGTTATGGAATATGTAAAAAAACTAAGGCTATTGGAGTCTAGACCTGTTGAGAGATGGGTAAATAGTCTAGATAGTTAGGATCTGATCATTATGAGACAAGATATTTTTAATAATAGTTCCAATAACAATTCTAAAACAAGAATGTTAACAATTGTTAGAGGGAGTAGTTATGCCTTCTACTTTATAGTCCCTTATATTCAAAATAGAATTAGTAGAGTAGTAATGAACTCAAATATCTTCTATCAAGGAATACAATTAGATTTTGTAGAAGATTTAGAAAACGGTAGGGCTAGTAAGTGGGTAGCTAATATTCCAACAAGCCAAACCTACACTTTTGGTCTTGGAGAAGCTGATTATACAATTACTGTTGAAACCACTGAAGAAGTTGTAAGAATAATTCATGAAGGGATACTAGATGTTCAGAACCCTGTAGTATCTAACTATAAGTATGAGCCTGTGGTTCTAAGAAATGTATCACCAACAGAAGATGATTGGGATTATGTAAATGGATGTATATGGCTATCTCCAACAGAGGCTTTTGTTCTTCTAAGAAAAGATAAGATAAATGAAAAGGCTACTTGGGTCTCTCTTACATCTACTCAGCTTCCTAATAGAGATGTTATAGAAAAGTTGTCTGAACAAGATGGTAAGTTAAACTATAATGGACAACCAATTGTTGAAGAGATTAGTCAAGCATTATTAGAACATGAAATAAGTGAAGAGGCACACTCAGACATTAGAGGACTTATAACTGCTTTAGATAATGCAACAACAGAAGCACTCCAAACCGAAATAAATGCTCATAACGATGATGAAACTTCACATAGTGATATAAGACAAGCAATAGAAGAAGTGAGAGAACTTGCAGAGGAACTATCAGTATCAGCTCAATCGGACTGGTTAGAGAGTGATAGTGAAAGCCCTAGTTTTATAAAGAATAAACCACTGGACATCGTATTAGAAGTAAGTGGAACAGATGTTCTAGAAGAATATGAAAAAGAAAATATACACACTACTATAATGTCTATAATGAAACCTGATTTATCTGATATAGATAATACTAAGTTTGATGATATTATAATGTATGCTGACCAAGGCTTTTCAAAATATCATTACACAGATATATGCGTAGAGCCATCAGTCGGACTCACTATAGGGTTTATGAGGGTTGTAGATAGTTCCAACATTCAAAGGCTAGACATAGTTGTAACATTTAATATACCTAATGGAGTCTCAATTAAAAAAACGCAATTACGAGATGTAAGAAACTTTAACAGTTTAGATGAACTGCCAACTCTACCAGACGATGCTGATACTGTAGCGAGATATTTATTTTCGCAAGACCATGATACGACTTTGTTTGTTATAAAACCGCTTGGATTGATATATGATTACTACTCTGTAACCAATAGGTATAGATGCCTAAATGACCATGTGAAGAGTGATGACTTGGCAACGGTAGCGACAACAGGTTCTTATAATGATTTAATAGATAAACCAGACTTAGACTTAAAGTTAGATAAAAACTTCTCTGTTCTACCAACACAAACAAACCCTTTACTTACAGACTTTTTAGTCTTAAATAGAGGAACAACCATTCAAAAGGTTACATTAGGTGATTTATTAGCACAAGTTGATAACGAGATATTTGAAGTGGTCAGTGTACTTCCAACAACAGGAGTTGCAAATAAGATTTATTTAGTTCCAAGTAGCGACCCAGAAACACAAAATACATTAGATGAGTTTATATGGGTAGATAATGCTTGGGAGATAATAGGTACAATGAGTGTTGATTTAAGCAATTATTTTAATAAAACAGAGATTAATTCAATGCTTGATGATAAAGCCGACTTAGTAGATGGAAAAGTACCATTAGAACAATTACCAGATATGGAGATCACAAAACAAAAAGTTGAAGATGTTTTAACGGGCGATATAACAAGTCATAATCATGCAACCGAGATAGGCAATCACAATACAAGCGAAACAGCACACAACGATATAAGACAAAAAGTAGAAGAAGCAAAAGCAATAGCAGAAGGCAAATCAAGAGCTAGAGTATTTGCAACAAAGAGCGAATTAGACACATGGCTATTAGATAGTGAAAATGTTGCATTACTACAAATAGGCGATAACTTCTATATTGAAGAAACTGACAAACCTGACTATTGGTGGAATGGAACAACAATTAAAGAACTAGAAACACAAAAAGTTGACTTAACCGAATACGCTAAAAGTGATGATTTGGCAACGGTAGCGACAACAGGTTCTTATAATGACTTAACTAATAAACCTACCATTTCAACAAACATTGCAGCTGATGAAACAAGTGATGCAAAAACTGCCTCACCAAAAGCAGTTAAGACTTATGTCGATAATGCTATATCAAACGCATTAGACAATCTGTTAGGAGGTAGTTATTAATGGCTATAACCAATTTAACAGGAACTAAATGGGAGTTTAATAATAATCCAGGTGTATTTAACGATTTTGGTTTTCCTGTAGGTACATTTAATATTAATTTTTTATCAAACGATAATAATTATACTTCAATAACAGGGAGTTATGACTTCAACGGTGATTATAGTTATATACAATATAATTCTACTACGGTTTATAATGGTACTTGGACTAATAGTAATTATAGAGTTATTGAAATCACTGGGGGTACAGATGTAGAAGATGAAACTCTTATCGCTTGGCTTGAAGCAAATGCAACACAAATTATAGAACCATCAGGCTACACTATATCATTCAACTCAAATGGTGGAACAACCATCTCTGACATAGAAGAAGCAACTGAACTTCCCACACCTTTACCAACACCAACAAAGAGTGGTTACACATTCGTAGCATGGTATTACGAAAGCAACTTCCAAACAAGAGCAGTGGCAGGCGACACTTTAGAAAGTAATGTAACTCTATATGCAAAGTGGCATAATTTAGGTAGTCTATTTACTGAAATAGCAGACGCTATTAGAAGTAAAGACGGAACGAGTGAGAACATACGAGATGTTGATTTTGGTGATAGGATAAGGGTTTTAGACACTTGCATTTACCTAACACAAGAAGAATACGACTTATTAGACCCACCAAACGAAAACATTACTTATATAATTGTTGAGGTGGAGTAATGGCTATTACAAAAATATATAAAGGCATTAACGAATTAGAAAATGTCGTAAAAATATACAAGGGCAGTGAGTTGTTGTGGGATAAACCTAGTGGTGAGCCTACAAATACAACAATTCAATTCAACTTACCAAGTGAATTAACTTTTAGTTTAAGTATTTCAAAGGGTGACGCTTTAGATGTTATTATTCGTTATGATGACAGCACAACAGAAACATTAACGGGAACAGGAAGTAAAACTACAGCACCTAAAACATATTCAATGGGCGAGCATACAATAATTATTGAAGGAGAAGGTAAATTTAGTTTTAGTGGAAGTATTCTTGGTTCGGCAAGAAATGTATATCTTACTGAAATTATATTAGGGACAAATCTATTAAATATTAATAATTATTTTTTAAACGGAAATACAAATATAGCAAATGTTATAATACCAAGTAGTGTTGTTGGAATATCACAAACAGCGTTTTCTGGCGACAACTCAAACAGTTATGTTGAAACAATAAATGTTCATGAAGATAATCAGTATTTTTGTTCAATAGATGGCTGTTTATATTCAAAAGATTTAACTAGATTTTTGAAATTGCCACCTAAATCTACATTAGAAATAATATCTTTGGAAAAAGAAGTAATAGAAATATCTAGTCAGGCATTTTATGGCAACACAAATATAAACACGGTTGTTTTACCAACTGGCTTAACTACTATTGGGTATAGAGCTTTTTATAATTGCTCTAATCTAGAAACTATTAATTTTCCAATATCAATTAGTTCTTTAGGAAATCAGTGTCTAAATGGAACGATGTGGTTTAATAATCATGCGAATGGCGTTGCATATGTAAATCAGTTTTTGTATGGATATAGTGGAACAGCACCAAGTTCAACAACCATTAATGTTGTAAATGGAACAACAGTCATATGTCAAAACGCTTTTTCTGGGCAGACTGGTATAATTGCCATTAATTTACCAAACACCTTGCAAGAAATACGTGATAACGCATTTTATAATTGTAGTGGTTTAACGAGCCTCATAGTGCCTAATAGTGTTACATCAATTGGTTATTCTGCACTTTATGGTTGTGGTAATTTAGCGAATTTAACAATTCCGTTTGTTGGGTCTTCTGTTTCAAATGTTACAGCCTCACGTAATTCCTTATTTAGTCATATTTTTGGATGGTCTACATCGCCTTATGCTGGTAGCGTTTTAAAATATCAACGGTATTCAGCTAGCTCATCTGTCTCTACATACTTACCATCTGCATTAAACACAGTTATTGTTAGTGGTGGCAATTTATTATATGGGGCATTTTACAGTTGTAGTATGATAACAAGTTTAACGTTGCCAAATAATATTACTAGTATTGGTAACCAGGCTATCGCATATTGTAGTGGTATAAATAGCATAACCATTCCAAGTTCGGTTACAAATATAGAGACTCAAGCATTCAATTTCTGTTCTAATCTACAAAACGTAACTGTTTATGCAGAAACACCACCAGTAATTGGAACATCAATTTTTAATGGAACTCACTCAAACCTTAAAATATATGTTCCTAGTGGAAGTGTTGATGCTTATAAATTGGCAACTAATTGGAGTACATACGCAAGCAGAATTTTTGCTATTGGAAGTTAATATGCCAATAATCATATTAACTATTCTCAACGTCCTTGACTACATTCTAACTTTACTCAATCGTGGAAACTTTGAAGAAGCAAATCCACTAACAAGACCAATCATAGACAATACGCTTGCTTTAACGTTGCTAAAACTTGTATTAGTGCCATTATGCATTTATATCTTATGGCGATATAAGGACAAGTCGATAGTAAAAATTGCTAGTGTTGTATTGTGTCTAGTTTACTTATATGCAGTAACGCTTGGAGTGTTGATTTATGCAAGTAATTAGTAATTTTAATCAACCAATAATAAAACTAGAAGAACATATTAAGCCGATTTTAAAAGACTTATATAAAGTAATTAAGCCATATCTTACATGGTCGATGCTCATATCATTTGGTTTAGCATGGTTTATTACGAACGGATGGTGTTATTTATTAATTGTTATCGGCAAAGGGTGGGTAAGGGCGATTGCCTTAGCCTATGCTGGGTTTCTATACCTGCCCTTTACTATTGAAAAACCTATCACAATATGGATTGCGACTAGGATACAAAAATTATTATTTATAAAGAAGAAAAAAACATGAGAAAATAAGATTGTTATTGATAAATCCTAATACAGTCTAAGAAATATCCTTTGTGACAAAAGATGAAAATTAATTATCTTAGTAATTACCCCTTCATCTTTTGTCAAATTAGGTGTTCTTTGAGTATTTCAAAATAAATTATTAAATCAGTTGATTTATAATACTTTTATTTATATAATATATCTATCATCCAAGTATTATTAGACTAATACTTGAAAAATTCAAAAATCTAAAGAAAAGGAGAGTTTATGAAGATCAAATTCAAGGATGAAGAAGAAGTTATTGAAATCTCTGAAGAGAAGGAAACAAAAGATGAAGACCTTGTAACTGTTGAATTAACAGTTGATGAGGTCGAAATGTTAAGAAGCATCTTATCCAAAGGTAATGATCTTCTTGCTCTTTTAACTAAGACTCAAGATGAAAAAGATCCAGATGAAGAGTTAGAAGATGAAGAAGATCCAGATGAGGAAGAAGAGACTAAAGACAAGAAAGTCAAAGACTCCAAGAAAAAAGGTTTTGAAGAAGTAGCTAAAAAACCAAAAGCAATTGTTAGTGATACTGAACTAGAAGACTCTGATAAGAGACAAGAAGAGATTGCTAATGCTTTTACTAAGAGATTTGAAAGAAAGTAAAGAAGGAGGTAAAATATGGGCTTAATTATTAAAGATAAGATTCCAGCTCTCAAAGTTGGATACCCAACAGTCATCAACAGAAAAGGTGTTGAGGGTGGTGTTTTAAGTGGTGTGAATAATGTTGCTTTTGGTGATACCTTGATTTATACAACAACTCCAGGTCAATATGCTAAAGCACTTAGTCTAACTGGAGTAGGACAAGTAGGAGGCTTTGCATTAGCTACTAATGTTAAGTTGAATACTGTATGGCCAGGAGCAACAACAGTAGAAGTATTACCTGGAGAAGCTCTTAACGTTCTTAAGAAAGGTAATATTGCTGTTCTATTAGATGATGATGCAACAGCTAATGAAATTGTTCCAGGAGCTAGAGTAGCTATTATCTTACTAACTGGCAAGTTAACAACTATTGATAAAGCTGTAGCAGGAGCAGGTATTGTTACGCTACCAGGTGTTCATTTTACTGGTATTAAAGAAGAATTAGTTGCCGAGATCATGGTAGACTTAGAATAGTAGAGAAAGGAGAAAAATATGGGTATTCGTTTACAAAAAGAAGTTGATAAGAGTATCTTTGTTGATGCTATTCCTGTTCAAAATAGGGAGAAGGCTTTTTCAATCAAAGATTTATATCCTCAAGCTGTTAAGGCATTTGTTACTGACCAAAAAACAATGGATGCAAACTTTGCTTTCTTAACAACAACCTTAGCTAAGCTTCATAATGAGATATATGAACCAAAATATAATACAACTTATGGGTTTGATGTTCCAATTGATTACGGAGGCGGTTTTGTAGATTATATTAGCTACTATACTGTTGACTGGTCAGGTATTATGAATGAATTCCGAAATGTATATAGTAATAATGCTAATTACATTCCAAGAGTAAATGCTGGACTAAGTCAAAAGAAAGCTAATGTTTATACATGGCAAGTAGCTTTTGATCTAGATTTCATTGAGCTTGAAAAGATGAAGAAATTAACTATTTCTAAATCTATTAAGCAAATCTATGAAGACATTATTACAGCTGGTTGGGACTTATTCTGTCAAAAAGTTGCTTATACTGGAATGCCAACATCTTATGGGCTATTCAACAACCCTAATGTATTAGTAACTACAATTGATAATACAGCTATTGAAGCCACCAAAAGAGGTTTCGATGGACTAGATGATACAGTTGTTGTATCATTCTTCAATGGTATCTTTGAGTTATGCTTAACTGAAACAGGTATGAATTATGACTTTATTCCAGATACAATCTTAGTTCCATCATTTGTTGGTTCTGACTTAGTTTCAAGATATAGTGCTCTATATACTAGTACATTATATGACTTTTTACTAGAACATAGCTTAGCATCATCTTTCAATAAAGGTAAGAAAGTAAATATTAACTTTGAAATCAGACCAGCTCTAGATACTTTAGGAACTACTAATAAGGGAAGAATTGTTGCTTATAGAAAGAACAAATCTTATGTAAGAATGGATATGCCTTATCCAATTCAACACTTTATTACCTTACCTAATATCAAAGATATGTGTTATACATCAGCCTTTGTGGGTCAAGTTTCAGAGATTCAAATGCCTTACAATGACTCTAACCCTGGTGAGTTTGGACCTGTTACTTATTGGGATTTTACAAAATAGATAGACATCTATCTTGAATGAGACCACTTACATATTTATATTATTACATGTAAGTGGTCTTTTTTAGAATCCAAAGGAGGTTTCAAATGGGAATTAAGGGTATTGAGCTTGATAGAACAAATCCTAGGTATAAAGTAAGTGACTTTCTTGTATGGATGCCTCAGTTTAAGAAATATCTTGAAACAGATGAAGGCCAAAGAGCATTTACTATGATGAAAAAGATCTGTAATGAAAAGATTTTTCATAGTATCTTAGGAGTAGATTGGTATTTAGGTATGAGTTATGGTATAGCTCATTATCTTACTTTAGTTCAACAACAACAATCCAACCCAGGAGGGAGTAGATTAGCATCTATTGGAGGAGGATCCCCTAAGGGAGTTCTATCTTCAGCCTCTGTTGGAGGGTTTAATCAATCCTATGACTTCTCTCTATCGATGATAAGTGAAAAAGAGAATATGTTTTGGAATCAAACTGAATATGGTAAGAACTTAATGCTACTATATCAAACCAAGGCTATTCCAACAATGTTTGTCATTACAGATGATAGAAGGAAGTAGTTACGATGACTGAGAAAGGAGTAACAAATGAAAGAATTTATTATAAATAACAAATACAAGGTCAAGGCTAAGGACCTAAAAGAGGCCAAAAAGAAATATCTTGATTGGAAAGAGAGCCAAGTCAAGATAGAAGATATTGAATATCTAGGAGTAGTAGTAGAAGATGCTTATCCTGATGTAGTTACTGAGTTTCAAAGAAAGACAGGAATGACTTTAACAAACTTCAATAAGTATCCTCACGATGATTGGAGAGCAGATTTTAAACATCCAAAACCTGTTGGTGGTGGCTATCTTATTGCTCTTCTAGAACCTATATCTGATAAAAAAGTTGCAATGGAGATTTGGTTTTCTAATAATAGATCTTCTTATAAACAAGTAAATGGAACAGTAAGTAAGTGTGCAAGTGAAGCTAAGTATATGTATGAAGATGAGGTCTCAACGGTTAAACTCCTTAATATGGCAGGAAAGAAGACGATTAGTGAAGCCGAACTTAAGAGGAGATTAGAATCTATACTTAAAGATTCTGATGAGAACTATAAAGGTTATCAAATCGGTAAAACTAATTATGGTTGGATCATCAAAAAAGATGGTAAGAAGATAGTTGAGACCGAAACAGATAGCGAAGCTAGAAAATATATAAATAAGTTAGTTAAAGATGAAGAGATGATCAAAACTCCAAGAGGTCGATTTAGATTGTCTAGTAAGTCTTATAAAGAGCTTAAAGAAGAAGGCTGGGGTCTTCATCATTCCCATAAGATTGAAGGTAAAGAATATTATATTATGGCGAAAGATAATAAAGCTATTGCTTGTTTGAAAGATTCAGCTAGATTCTCAGAAATAAAGGACTCTTATTCAGAAGAATTAAAACAAAGAAAAATTGTTCAAAAATCATTAGAAAGCGCTATTAGAAGATTTGATAATAAATATCCGAAATATCGTTTTAAATCATATGACGTTAAATATGTTGAAAATAAAGATACTTGGGTAGTTTTATATCTTACCCAAGAAGATGAAAATGATGAGGGAAAATCAATTCTTTTAAATATTCTTAATAATATAGTAAAAAATACTAAGTTAGAATTATTTTATCATATTAGAGATAATTCAAATAGTATTGTAAGTAAATATAATAGTTTTGGTTAGGGAGGACTAAATAATGAGTAAGATTGACTTAAGAAAATTAGTTAATATTAACATTCAGTCATCTAATTTTTCAACTTCTTCTTCTATTAGAGATACTGTTGTTCTTATCACTAATGAGAATGATATTGAATCTCATATAGTTAGTAGTAAAGTAGAATTAGAACAAAAATACCCTAAGGCTAATTACCCTTTAATTGAAAAATATGGATCTGTATTCTTTGATAATGGAGGATCTAAGTTATTAGTTCTACCAAAAGGGGTTGATGACGTAAATACCATTACTAATCTTGATAATAAGTATATTGTAGTAGCTATCATAGGATTAAGTTTTTCAGATGCTAAAAATCTAGCTACTAGCTTAGATAACTTAGAAGGTATTCATCGTAAAATTCTTTTAGTTAGAACTACTAATAGTGATTTGACCATTCCTGCTAGTGGAGTTGAAGGAGAAGAAGGATATATTCCAGCTCAAGATATAGGCCCTACTCTAGCTAATTATGATAGTCTAGCTATTAAGTTTTCAGATCAAATAGGAGCTGAAATGGCTATTGGAGCTTATTTATCTAGGATTAAAGTTTATGGATCAAATACAGTACAGGACTATTGCTTCACTCCCGAGACAATAAAAGAATCTACAACTCCTAAGATTGATAACTCCTTATATGATGCTCTTCAAGAAGCTAATTGGAACTTTAATCTAGAGCTTGGAGGAGCTGTTAGAAATATTGGTGGTAATTTGGGAAGTGGAAAGAGCCTAGTTAATGAATATATGCTAATTGTTTGTCATCAAACTCTAACAGAGGCTTTATTAAAATTATTAGTTACTAAGATTAAGGGTAATTCTGCATTGGCCTCCATTAGAGCTGTTCTAACCCAAGAACTAAATAATTATGTCATCAATGGTTATCTAACAAAAGACAAGATCTGGGAAAATGAAGATTGGGTTGTTGAGAGAAATGGTGTCAACTATCCTATTATTTCAAAAAATCACCCTCTAATTCAAGGCTTCCATATTCAAGTCTTACCTCTATCATCTTTAACATCTGCTGAAAAGGCTGAACATAAGACCCCACCTATCTATGTAATATTAGCTGATAGTTATTCAATTAGGGTTATAGAAGTAAATGGAGGTGTAATCTAGTATGAAATATTCATTATCTTCATATATATTAACAATTCATTTTAAAGACCAAAAGATGAGAAGTATTTTTGGTGAGAAGGTATCTGTAGGGGGTCAAGGATCTTTTCTAGAGAGCTTTAGCTTCTCAGGATCTGATAATATGTATCAAGTTCAAGGAGATTCAATGGGAAGTTATGTTCATAATAAGAATCTAGATAGAACTGGTCAATGCTCTATTACAATTAATCAAGTTAGTGATCTTAATAAGATTTTTTTGACATTCTTAAATTCTTGTTTAGTATCTGATGTAACACCCAATGAAGGTCTAACAGATGAATCTGTAACCATTACTTTATCTGATGCTAATTCTAAATTAGTAGTAACATGTAATGATTGCTATCTAAAAGGTAGACCAACTCTATCACTAGGAGGAACAGCTACTACAAGAACTTGGACTTTCGAGTGTGGAGAGATTATAGAGGAGATGGCATAATATGAAGGAATTATATAAGTATAAAGATAGAGTTCTTCTTTATGATACTGAAACCAAAGAAGTCAAAGAGTTAGATAAAAAGACAGCTAGGAAGGTACTTGATTCTAGAGCAAAAGTGTTAGATAGTAGGGTTAGAAACTCTATCGTAAAAGATATTCTTGAAATATACGATGACACATTGATAATAGTAACTGACGAAAAAAATAAGGTCGTGTATAAAGGTATTGTAGATTACGCCCCAAAAGAAGTACGAGACGGTAGATGGCATAAAGGAGCGAATAATAAAACTTTTACGATAAACAGTGAAAGAGGTGTACTGACAGTAAAAGTGTTAGATAGTAGCGTTAGAGACTCTGTAGGAGTTAGAGACAAGCTAGTTGAACCAGACTCAAAAAGTGTTGACCTCTTTGAGAGAGAAATCAGAAATATGGGCTTCAAACTAGAGAGCTCTAGAAAATATGGTAAGCAAATTCATTATCAAGTCTTAACAATAGAAGGTGATAAGACTGAGAGAGATCTCAAAGATCTTGCAAAGAAGTTAAATACTCTATCTGATACTCTCAATAGATATGATATCCCTATGACTTATAATATTGGTCTTCAGATTGATGGTTATATATCAGCGGGGATTGATATTAGAGAGAAGTGGGTAGAGGACTCTATATCAGAATCTCAAGCCCTTGAAAACTTTAAGAGATTTTTAAAAAAGCATTATGAATATACTGATGAGGATCTCAAAAAAGCTAGAGTTGAATTTGAAAAAATAGATTACCCTTTTAAGAAATCAAAAGAAGTTTGGTATGGCCTTCCAGATGGAAGAGTTGCTTCCTACTGTTCTCTTGATGGTAAAAAATGGGAAGATCTATAAAACTAAAAGAAAGGTGGAATTATAATGTGGATTCTAAGTCAAGATAAACAGACACTAATTAATACCAACTATTTAAGACAATTTACATTAGGACCTAATAGATACTCTATTCAGTCAGCAGAATTCATTAATCCTAATGATAGATCTACTTTGGGGGTCTATACTACTCCTGAAGAAGTTAAGGTTGTTGGAGATATGATTAGAGAGAGAATTCAAGATATTGAAGCTGGTGTTGATAATGTCAAATATATTTTTGAAATGCCTCTTATGATCCCTGAGATTTTTGGGGAAGTAGATTATGATGCGGTATTTTCTGATGTTCAAGATATTTGGTATATCACTATTACTGATCCTAGTGGGGATCTTGATTCTTCTAAGGTAGATAAGATAGAGCTAATTTCTGTAGGGAGTAAACTCATACTCACTCCTACCTTGATAAGCCCCAATACTAATAAGGTATTAATCTTTAATGTTGCTGATGAAAATGGCTCTATTGACCCATCTCTCTCTGGAGCTAAATATACTTACAAGATTACTCCTAAGACAGGAGACCCTTATTTATTAACTTTCTTCCTTGATCCATCACTTATAGTAATAGATGATGGAGAAGATGATGAAGAAGATGATGAAGACGATGGTGAAGAATAGACAACTATTCTTATTAATATTCATATCTAAAAGATAGAAGAGGGTTATTCTATGAAAATACTAATTACAGAAAAGCTATCTGAAAACAAATACATAGATAATAAAGGGTTTCTAGTATGTAAAGATGCTATTATAGCTAGAACTGGAAAACAGACATATAAGATGTCTGATATTCTAAATACTGATAGTGATGATGAAGTAGATGTAGACCGTCCTTCAACAGAGGTTTTTTCTGTTGAGACTCTAGCTAGTTTTGAAAATTGTCCTATTACATATAATCACCCATCAGATTTTGTTAGTCCAGAAAACTTTAATGACTTAGCTATTGGTTTTGTTAGAGATGTTAAGAAGGCTGTTATTGATGGAAGAGAAGTCATAACAGCCTCTCTTGTGTTCACCAATAAAGAGGCTATTGAAGACATTACTAGTGGTAGAATTAAAGAGTTAAGCTGTGGATATGACTGTGATATTAAGATGAATGATAATGGGGAATATATTCAAACTAACATTAGAGGTAATCACTTAGCTCTATGTGAAAATGGTAGAGCTGGTATAGCTATGATTAGAGACTCTACTAAAGATGGTAGAAGTCCATCAACAACTAGATCTCAATTTAACAGAGAAGACATAGGAGATGAACCAGATATTGAATGGGGAACCCATAAGGGAAGTGCTTATATTTATTGGGATAATGGAGAGATTGTATTTGATGGTGATAACTATCAAAAAACATTTAAGTCTATCTATGCTCTAAATAAATGGTTACTATCAATTGAAGATTCTAGAGAATCTGAAGGAATGACGGTCAAAGATATTGCTAAAAAACATAATGTTAGTGTTGAGAAAATCAAAGAGCAAATAAGAAAAGGCATTGAGATAGAATATGAGCATACAGATAGTAGGGAAGAAGCTGAGAGAATAGCTATGGATCACTTAACAGAAATACCTGATTACTATGATAGACTCTCTAGGATGGAGGAAGAAGCTAAATCCATCCCAACACCAGTGATAGACTATTTAAGAAGGTCTTTAAGAGGGTCAATTAGGAGAAAATAATGTCTCAAATATCAGCTTCTTTAGAGAACTATAAAGAGGTTTGTCAAACTCTATCAAATCTAGTAATCTATGTTGGGGTTCCTTCTAAGAAGACTTCTAGAAAAAAAGAAAAGAAGCCCTCAAGTATAACTAATGCTGATCTCATATTTATTCATGAATATGGTTCTCCAGCTAGAAATATCCCTCCTAGACCAATCTTGAAAGAGACTATTAAGTGGCTGAGATTAGAGCTAATAGACTACTTAACAGGAATAGAGAAAAAGATAATGAAAACAGAGGTAACTAAAAGTAGTCTAATTAGAGATCTAAGAAAGATTTGTATGGAGGCTGAGAATTACTGTAGAGATCTTCTAATGAGTAATGATGGAACTTTTGAACCAAACAAGCCAAGTTGGTTAGAAGCTAATAGGAGACATAATGAGGCTGGTAAGAAACCTTACTTAAAACAAGATAACCATCCCTTAGTAGATACTGGTCAATTAATGAGATCCATTGTATGCTACTTAGGAGACAAAGATGGTAATGAAGTCAAACAATAATAAAAGCACCTAACTTAGGTGCTTTCTTTTTTTATTCTTCTCTGCTTCTTTTTCTTTTTATCTCTTTAGCCTTCTCACAAGTTAGTCGATAGATATGAATAATTCCTCCTATTTTTGGACAGTTAACCCACTCTGTCTTTTTAATTTGCTCATCAATCTTACAAAGTTTACAAGATTCTTTCTTTTTTGATATATTCATTATATCTCCTTATGATATTCTAATTAAAAACCTTTGGCAAATAAGATGAAAAGTATTTCTCTTGGTAATTACCTTTTCATCTTTTTATAAAAAGGATTACTTTATAGAAATAGTAACTTCAGATCTCTGTAAAGCTAAGATAATATCTGTAAATTGTTTTAAGCTTGTAATAACATAGTATACAGCTATATCATTAAAGAGATCTCGATATATTTCTTGCATAGAAGATAGTTCTCCATCAAGAGATTTTAATTCAAATTCTAAATGAAGACCCTTATATACTACATATAGGTCAGGCAAGCCCTTTTTATAGGCCAATCCGGAGGGGTATCTCTTCTCGTAGTATATTTTATTAGACTTTTTAAATTCTCTTAACCATGATAAGATTTTGTTTTGAAGTAATTTTTCTGACATGTTTTTACTCCTTTCTTAGTCTCTTTATTCTGAGAGACTTAATATGATAGAAGTCATAGATAATAAAGACATCATCTTTATAGAAAGTTAGAGCTATAAACTTTGATTCAATATCTCCTATCTTCTCTTTCAATCTTTCTATACAGTTTGATACTTCCTTACTACTAGGTTCCTCTTCATCCCACTTATACATAACTTCTTTTCTATCAATAACAGTTATCTTTTTATTCACTTCTATTTCACTCTCACGTTAAAATCAATAAATCTCTTATCTTGTTTTTTATAGAAGTAGTCTCTCTCTTCTTGTTCTTTAGTGGCTATGAAGTTGAATCTAGCAAACTCTCCAGAATCCATAATAATGTCTTCACCAGTAATAGACTTGTTGATAACTGTTAGGTAATATATTAACTCTCCTACTTCTTTAGGATCTATAGATCTATGAAAGAGATTCTCATGAACAACATCTGTATAAAGCTTCTTATTTTTGACTAAGTCTTTGTTCATCTCTGTTAGAACCATACCAGCTGATACTGAGTTAACAGTAATCAGTCTTGGAGCCAATCTATTGGCTAAGTTAAGAGTATATGCCTTTAGACCTCCTTTACTAGCTACATAGTTTGGAAGATCACAACCTGATGTGCCTGCCACCGAGGCTACAACCAATATAGATTTTAGGTTTGGTGAGTCAATATATTTGTTTATTGTTTTGATAGATCCTAAGAGATTTACTTCAATAGCAATGTCATCATCATTAGTTCCTGCGTTTACTATTAAGATATGAGGATTAATATCTGGATAATCTTCAACATTTCTGATATCCCCCACTATGTGTGTATAATGAGGATTATCTATTGTTGATTCTTGAATATCCATTCCTACAACATCATATTTCTTTCTTAGAAACTTTAAGGCAGTAGCCCTACCTATTCCCATCGAGCTTCCTGTTATAAATACTAACTCTTTCTTTTTCATATTATCTCTCCTTTACTGTTTGATTTTATTATATATAGACCAGAAGTGGCTATGATCTTTTTTATGCCATTTATCTAAGTGTTTTTCATCCTTGGTTTTATAGAAGTTGGATGATTCAAATACCATTATGATTTGATCTGGATTGGTTGTAATATTATTATAGATAAAAGACACCAAGTGGAAATCTCTTTCACTTTCATTACTACCACTACCTGGAGCCTCTAAATAATAGTTATCTTGAAAGTCAGAGCTTATAAGAAGATAATATCTAACCTTTTTCATTACATCTTCATCAGATAATGTAGGATGAGTAACTTCTTTTTTACTCTCTAATATAGGTCTTTTCATCCACTTTTCACAGGCTTCAGATAAATCTATTTCTCTATAGTCATATTTTTCAAAGACTCTTCTCCCAGTTATTGTTACATATCTAGGACTTCTTTGTTGAGGAATATAGAATTCTATTCCAAGAGAGCTATTCTTTAAATAGTACTTCTCTGTATTATAAGCTCCTACTGGGCTAAATAAGATTCTAATCCCTCTTCCACTAAAGCTGAATTCAGTATAAGACTTGAAGTAGTGAATTAGCTCTAAAGCTTGTGGAGTGATAGTATTTTTATCAAAAGGGCTTTCTACACAAGAATCAATATCTATAGCTCCTATATATTTGATTAGAGCTCCAAGACCTACAAACTTTACCTTTGTTCTAATGGGATCTAGAACATCTAATCCCATAAAATCTTCTGGATTAGATGTTCTAGCTAAGTCTTGACTACTAATATTATATGGGAACTTGTTTTGATCCACTAAACACCAATGATCCAATAGTAAGATGTCCTCAGGGGCATTATTTAATATGTTATCTAAGGTTTCTTGTAACTTACTACTAATCACTTTTAACAAACTCCTATTTTAGATTTTTTGCTTTAGTTGAGATCAACTTATTTAGAGGAGAGAAGATAGCTTCTATAATAACCTCTAAACTTGTAGAAATTAATACTGATATTAAAAGTACTAACCATCCATTGATGATGTTTTGGGAGATAGGTCCTGATTCACCCCAGGTTAGACCAAATTCAAATGTTCCAAAACCTAAGAATACTAATCCAAATGGCCCAAAAGCTAATATATTAAAGATCATATTATCAACTAATTGACCAAATATCGTAGATACAATAGATCTATGAATATATCTCTCATTTCCATGTTTATGTTTTAACTTACTCATAATAATAGCATTAATAAAGTTACCAATCCAGAAAGCAATAGCTGAACTAGCTACTAACCTAATACCACTACCAGCTAGATTTGTTAGGGTTGTTGTTCCAATTCCTCCAGCTGATGTTGACTCCGGAAACACCATTAATAAGTTAAGAAGACCTATGAATAGTAAATTAGTTAAGATAGCTAATGAAAATACCTTGATACTTGTGTTTTTACCGTAAACTTCGGTTATAATATCCATTACTCCAAATACTAACCAACTAATTAGTAATCCCCCACCAAACCAGCAAATCATCTCTCCTCTAATTGTTAGACCATCTCCAACCATATAGACTTCCATGATGTTTTGAATGATAGTTCCTAAGAAGAAGATTACTACAAGAACTGTAAATAAGGTCTTCTTTGACTCAATATTGAGTCCCAACTTTTGTAATAATTTTTTCACATTTTTCTCCTTTTCTTTTATACTTATATTCTGAGCTAGGTTGTGATTACTGTCCCAGATTATAGCCTAGTTTTTCCAAGATAGTTCATACCATCTTAGATTATGTTCTTTACAATACTTTCTAAACTCTCTGTAAAAATATTCATCAAAATCTCTCAAATCTTCTTTGGTGATAGAAGGGTCAAACTCATAAGGTCTCCCTCTAATAGATCTATTCTTTTCAAGATTTTCAGAAGAGTCAACAAGTAGAATTATGAGATCATCTTCTCTAGGTTTTTTGAACTCAGGATCTAATTGTTGATTGGCTGAAAAAATACCTCTTTCTTTAAGCCATCTATCTATGATTATGTCCCCTGGTAAAGACCAATCATAAACAGAATCTCCATCTATAGATACTCCATCAGATCCTACAAGAACATTAGCTTCTTTATAGTCTAGTTTGAATAGGTTGTGGAGGAGAGTAGCTAAGAAGGTCTTACCAGCTCCAACAGATCCTTCAATGAATATTCTCACTCAACAAATCCTCCCTCTTTTAACTTATTAATAATACTAGATAGGGTTTCTTTGATACCATCCTCAGGAATTGGAGTTGGTAGGATAACTTCATGAATAACAGGAATATTAAAATATTTTAAGATACTCATAGCTTGAAGATATCTCCACTCTAAGTCTTTGAGCTTCTCTCCTCTTTCTGTTGAAGTATCTGTATCATCTCTTTCTAAGAGAACACATACAACATTATTTTCTCTTAAGAACTCTATATCATCTGGTTCAATACTCCTTCCTTCATATACTGGAGAATCTATTATCCCTATTCTATCCCATAAGAGATATTCTGGTGATAGAGATATAAAGATCTTATTCATAGTTCTCTCTATATCAGAAGGGTTGGTTGGTCTGGAGTGAATGAGAGCTGAGTAGGCTACTTCTTTTTCAAGTAATCTTGTAATAGTAGATTTACCAGCTCCATCTCTTCCTAAGAAAATAACATGGGCTTTTGGTTTTAATAT